CTATTAAGGCGTTAACGAGTAAGAAAGTTGACGCATATTTTGAAGAGGCTGTAGACATTGCGAAGAGCAAGTCTCTGGCCGCTGAGTTGATGAAGAACGAGCCGGAGCTTATTACAGTGATGACAGCGTACTACGCGCACCAACGTATGATGCAAGATGAAATAGATATCGCCGCCATAATGCGACTATTATAGGAGAAAAAATATGGTAAATGGTTCAAACGCAGGCAGTCTTACAGGCCAATTAGGGGGGTTTGCTACAGGCGCGATAGATGATTTAAGCAATACTGTTTCAAACGCAGTCGACAATCCTGTCGGTACTGTAAATGCGAATTTGGGTTCTATTGGAACAGGTTTGGTTGGGCAAGGGTTAGGCCTTAGTTTTCTTAGTCCTCCTAGCTTGGCGTTGGGCTTGTTTGGCAGGGCTATAGACAGCTACCGTTCGTCTGTCCAAGCTGACGACGATCTAGCCACAATGGGAGTATACGGAACGGGTCCAGATGGCAAAGATTTAGAGACAAGCGCCTGGGATGCTTTCTTTGGCAACCCTGCCGCTAATCAAGCCAGAGATATTGCCAACACATATTTCGCTCATGCCACAGACCCCAACAGTGATGGCGACGACACGGCTAGGGGCGGCGACGCAAGCGTTCCAGGCGTTACATCTGTGACAGATCTAGGGCCAACAGGCTATCTTTCACAGACATTGTCTCCGCCAACTGCTACGTCAAAAGGTGCTTTTTACAGCAAAGGCCCTAGCAAAGCGGATTTGGACAGAGCAACCAGAGAAAATAATCTTCAAATAGAAATTGAGGAAGAAGACAGAGCTAACCGTGACGCTGCTGACGCAGCAGCAGATGCAGCCGCAGGTGCTTACGCCGCAGACCAAGCGGCAATGGCAGCGGCAACTGACGCAGCTAACATGGCTTCATGGAGCGGCTACGGCTACGGCCCTTCTGGTGGGAAAGGCAGTACTAGTACTTACGGAGGAATGCAAGCTGGCGACATGGCGGCAGGAGGAGGTGCAGGGGGAGAAGGTACTGGTGATGGCAATGATGGCGGTGACTGGGGTTGGGATTGGTAACTTTAAAGGACAATAGAATATAATGGCTTTAACCAAAAGACAGAAAGATACGTTGAGCAAGCACTCCGTGCATCACACTAAGAAACACATGACTTTTATGAAAAGTGCAATGGCAAAGGGATCAACCTTCACGAAATCACACAAACTAGCGTTAAAGAAAGTAGGTAAGTAGAATGAAAAAGAAACCAGCAAAACCTAAGAAACCACGTCCCGGTTATTAGGCGACGAAACATGAATTTACTTTTTATGGCAATAATGCTATAAAAATAACACGTTGAGATAAGGAGTTAAAAATGTCCGATACCGCAATAGTCGATAATAGCGTCGAAGTTGCCCAAGAAACACCCCCATCAGTTGTCAAAGGTGCCTACGAAGCCGAAGATGTCGGAGTTGTAAGCAGCGAGGAAGCTGAGGCGTATTTTGAGGATAATTCTAGCATAGCTGAACCTGAGAAGGCTGAAGAGGCCGACGCTCCGGTTGTAGACGATGCTGAGGAGGTAGAAGACGAAGACGAACTAGCCGCAGATAGTTCTGAAGACGAACACGACGACGAAGAAGAATCTGTGGATGAGGCCACCGAAGAGAGTAACATCGTAGAATTTAATTTTGGTGGAAATAAACTAGAATTGGATAAGTCCTCCGTGCCAGAAGAACTAGTCGGAACTATCGACAAGTTTACGTCTGACATATGGAACGACTACACCAAAAAATCACAGGCAAACGCAGACATCCAAAAGACTTTAGCCACTAAGAATGAAAACGTGGAGAAGTTGATGGAATTAAATGGCGATGCCTTACAAACTTATTCTGTAGGTTTGCAGTTGAGAAACGACATTCAGCAACTTCAGCAGGTGGATATGAATAAGCTTTGGCAGTCTAATCCAGACCAAGCCAGGGTATATTCAGACACATTAGCGCAGAAGCAGGCCGAATTTCAGAACATTGTGTCCCTGGTAGATCAGCAAGAGACGGCGTTAAATGAAGCGAAGCAGTACGACACTGTACATCGTGGAGAAATAGGCCGGAAACAGTTGAACGCTAAAGTCAAAGACTTTGAGACGAAGGTTGCGCCACGTTTGGTCGATTACGTTATGAAGACCTATGGCTGGGATCAATCCGTGGCAGACAAGTGGGACCAAAATCCTGACATGACTGACATGGCTCGAAAAGCAATGTTGTACGATCAAGGCAGATCTAAACTAAAATCAGTATCTAAATCAACGGCAACAAATAGAGCGAAGCCTGTTTCCGCCATGAAATCAAAAGGCAGAAGTTCTGGATCGTCTGACCCAGAATCCATGTCTATGGCGCAACTGTCTAAGCATTTGTTGTCATAAATGTAAATAATTTTATAGGATAAATATTATGGCTAATACTACACTAACCGCTGATATTGTCGCAAAGGCTGCGGTAATCCAGTTGGAAAATAACCTGGTTATGGCGAAATCTGTTTTTCGTGGGTATGAATCTGAGTTTTCAAAGTCAATTAACGGCTACGAAGTCGGATCTTCCATCAACGTGAAACGCCCAATGGACTTCACGGTCCGCGACGGCGCTGTAATGAGCGTGCAAGACACGACAGAGGGACAATTCACTCTTTCCGTTGACAAGCGTAAAGGTGTTGACTTCAGCTTCACGTCTCAAGAGCTGACTCTCGACATCAAAGAGCTTTCGGAACGTGTGATCAAGCCTGCAATGATACAGCTTGCCAACCAAATCGATTCTGATTTGATGGCAGAATACAAGAACGTATCAAACTGGGTTGGCACTCCTGGTCAAACTATTAACAGCAACCAAGACTTTTCACTTGGGCCTCGCCGTTTAGACCAAAATTCCGTTCCTCAAGATGGCCGCTGTGCCGTTCTTTCTCCAATAGATCATTGGGGATTAATCGGCGCTCAAACTGGCTTGCTGAATGATCGTCTAGTTGGCGACGCTTACACTCGTGGCGCATTGGGAAGCATTGGCGGCGTTGAGACCTTTATGTCTCAGAACGTCCCAACCCACACTGTTGGCGTAGGCACTGGTACGCCTCTTGTTAACGGTGCGGATCAAAACGTGACGTATGCAGCGTCTAAGGACACAAACACGCAAACAATAGTAACTGACGGCTGGACAAACAGCACGACGGCTATTGTAAAGGCTGGCGACGTTCTTACGTTTGCTGGGTGTTTTGCCGTTAATCCTGTGACAAAATCGACAATGTCACACTTGAAAGAGTTTGTTGTTACTGCTGACGCTAACTCAGGGGCATCAACTGGACCAGCGACTATTACAATTAGTCCTGCAATGATTGTCTCCGGCGCGTTCCAAAACGCTTCAGCGGCTCCTGCTAACAACGCAGCCATTGTCTTAAAGGGTACTGGCGCAGGGTTGTATGAGCAAAACATGATGTTCACTAAAAATGCATTTGCATTAGTAAGTGTTCCTCTTGTGTCCCCTCCGGGCGCAGTTGACGTGTCTCGCCAAAGCTACAAAGGCACTAATGTTCGTGTGATTCCGGTCTATGATGGAACTAATGACATTAGTCAGTGGCGTTTAGACGTTCTTTATGGCGTAAAAACCATTGACGAACGTCAGGCAGTTCGTGTCAGCGGTACTTCTTAACTTAACGGGTTGGGGCGGTGTAACGCCGCCCCTCCTCCTTATCTGTAGGAGCTAACATGACACTATTAACAATCGCCAACGCTGTCGCAGATGAGACGAAAGGCCCACGTCCAGAGACAATCGCGTCTAACACAGACCCTGCGGCTCAAAACATTCTGAGGTTAATTAACAAAGTAGGCAGCAGACTTCAAAAGTCTTTTGCCTGGAACATTTTGACAAAAGAATCCACAGTCACGGCTGGCGGATCTGAGACTCTAATTGCGGCGGCAAGTCTGCCCGGCGACTTTGATCGTATAATCCCTGAAACCTTTTGGGACAGAGGCACAAACAATCTTATCTCTGGCCCAGTGTCTGCCGTAGAATGGCAGGGGCTAAAGGTCCAGACTTACGACAGCCAGAACAAAAAATATCGCTACAGAGGCGGCGACATTATAACCTCTCCGGCAGTTGCCAGTGGGTCAACCTGCGCCTTTGAGTATGTCAGTACGCAATGGGTGCGAAAGGCTGACGGCACTGCTAAGTCTTCCATGACCATCGACACAGACTATACCGTCTTAAGCGAAGAACTAATGATTTACGGCACTGTCTTTGAATGGCTAGACGCTGAGGGCCAGCCTAGCTCAAACGCTGCCAGGCAGTATTTAGACGAATTTAACTTGCTGGTGTCTGCCGACGAGACAAGCGCAAACATATTAACTTCAGGCGACATATTCTCACAAAACTCAAGGCACTTCACTGGTGAGCCTCGTGCTTCCAGGGCAAGTTACGGGGGAGACTTCTAATTGGCTTCGACTTCAGCAGCACTGCCCCCACCGACTAAGGGATGGGACACCCGTGAAAGTCTGGCTGATATGCCAGCCGATCACGCTATCAAATTAGTCAACTGGTTCCCCGAAACGGACAAGGTTACCGTCCGGCGCGGCAGCACAGACCACGTCACGGGAATGACTGGCGCAGTCGATACTTTAGTCAGTTACGTCCCCACGACTGGTTCCGGCCAACTGTTTGCCGCTGCGAATAACTCGATTTACAACGTGTCATCATCTGGCAGCGTCGGCAGTGCCGTCAGTACGGGACACTCAAACAATCGCTGGCAGTTTACTAATATGGGAACGTCTGGCGGCCAATTCGTTCGCCTCTTTAACGGAGAGGACACGCCGCTGCTTTATGATGGTAGCAGTTGGGCGACTACAGCAATTACAGGATCTGGACTGACGGCGGCCAACTTGATATGGGGCAACCTTCACCAAAGAAGGCTTTGGGCAGGCGAAAAGGACAGTCTGTCGGCCTGGTATCTAGGCGTGAACAGTGTATCCGGAGCGGCGACAGAATTTCCTTTGGCAGGCATTGCCAGCAAGGGTGGCTACATTATGGCTATGGGGACGTGGACCAGAGATTCCGGCGCAGGCCAGGACGACGTGGCTGTCTTTCTAACGTCAGAAGGCGAGGCAATTATTTACTCAGGGACCAACCCGGCTGAGACTGCGACGTGGTCACTTGTCGGTGTGTTTGCCATTGGTAAGCCAATAGGACGTAGATGCATCGTCAAAGCTGGCTCAGACATCATTTTAATGACGCAGGACGGCTTTGTTCCACTTAGCGGCATACTTTCTATGGATCGGTCACAGTCGCGCCTGGTGGCCCTTTCTGACCAGATATCGCAAGCTGTAAACACTGCCGTTAGGTCTTACGGAGACATATTTGGCTGGCAGCCAATACTGTTTCCGAAGAGTACCATGCTCATATTTAATATTATGCAGTCTGCTAGCGTGAGCCACCAATACATCTTTAACACAATCACGGGCGCTCCGTGTCAATTTACTGGGATGAACGCAGTGTGCTTTGGTATGCTGAACGACGACATGTTCTTCGGAACGCCAGACGGCAAAGTTATCAAGTTCGACGACGGCACTAGCGACAGCGGTGCTGAGATTGAGGCCGATGCGTTGCAAGCATTTTCGTACTTTAAAAGTAGCCAAAGTAATAAAGCATTTAAACTTGTAGAGCCTATATTTGAAAGTGACGGAAACCCGAACGCAGCCATTGACCTCAATTTAGATTTCCAAGTTAAGACCCCGACAGGAGTCCCAGCCGCAAGTCCTACCAGGAGCGGCATTTGGGGCGTGTCAAATTGGGGCATTGGCATTTGGGGAACGGCTGGGCAAGTCTACCGTGGCTGGCGCGGCGTTCGCGGCAAGGGGCGTTCAGCGTCACTCAGAATCCGTATTAACACCGCTACGGCCAGACCTTCGTGGATTGCCACCAACTTCACTTACCAACTAGGAGGCCAACTGTAGTGGAAGTCAGACCCGCAACGAATGAAGACACAAACGACATTTTCTGGCTGCTAATGGAAATGGCAAAAGAAAACACTAGCCGTGAAGTCAGTGTTTCTGGTACTGTTGACGAAATTAGACGCATTACTGGCATGGGGGGATGTATTGTCGCAGAGAAAGATGATACAATAGTCGCGTCGGCAGGGATTAGCCCACAATCGCCTTGGTTTACAAACGAGGTGTTTCTAGGAGATAGCTGGTTTTATGTACACCCAGACCACAGAATTAGTGACGCAGCGGCTAAGATGAAGAAGTCGTTGCAACAGTTCGCCAAACACGCAAACAAAGATTTAGTCTTGGCTGTTCACTCTACGGACAACGCAGAGCGTAAGAACAAGTTTTTTGCCAGAGACATGGAATTGATGGGAAGTTCTTTTATTTACAAAGTTGAGGAGAAATAAAATGGGTTGCACTTGCGAAGACGATCCGGCACCCCCCGCACCGATTGTCATAAATTCAGGCCAGACCGCCGGGGCGCAAGCTGAATATAATCAAGAGGCCGCTGAAAAGACACGCGCCTTAAATATGATTAATCAGTACACGCCTCAAGGCTCTAGTGTATTTGGTAACGTCAAGGATGACGCTGGCGAAAACGTCTTGGTTAACGGCGTTGAGCAGTTTGGCGTTACGCAAAGCTACTCTCCCGAACAGCAGAACTTATTTGACAGCCAGAACCGAATGAGGCAGGGCTACGCTGACTTTGGCGAATCCCAGCTAGGAAATGTCCAAGACACTTACTCAACGCCGTTTGATTACGGACAGTTTGGCGATGCTCCTACGTTAGACGCTGACAGCCGCGCAACGGCCAGGGCCAACATTATTGCCAGAAACCAGTCTCAAATGGACAGAGACAGGGCGGCACGGGAAACTTCTCTAGCCAACCAAGGCTTTACCGTAGGCTCTGAGGCGTACGATTCTGCCATCGACAGTATTGACAGGCAGAACAACGACTTCTACTTGGCGGCAGACGCTGCCGCTGGTGGGGAGATGGCGCAACGCTACGGCCTAGACATTAATGCTAGGAATCAACGTATTAATGAAGCTATCAACCAGCGCAACATGCCAATGTCGGAAATGTCCACCTTCATGTCTGGCAGTCAGCCTGTTAACCCTAGTTTTCTTTCAACGCCTCAAGGCAGTATTGCTGCCCCTAACTATGCTGGCATGGAGGCTGCCAACGCTTCAGCCAGAAACGCCAGCAGCATGAACACATTTAACCAGCAGACGGCTTCGGCCCAGGCGAACAGGCAAGGCTTGTATAATCTATTAGGTACTGGCGCGGGTGCTGTTGGTTATAACTGGAATAAATAATGATGGTAGATTTACTTTTGGTTCGTAATATTATTCGGAGATCAGGTAATGGTTAGAAGTCTCAGGGCAGGGTTAGATCAGTATCAAGATCCATATGTGCAGGCTCAAATTAAGAAGATGTTAGCGCAGAAGGCCCCAAGTAATAGAGTCCAAGGTCTGGGCCATATACTTAAACAGGGGTTGGCTGGGTTTATGATGGGCGAAGACGACAACCAGCGCACTGCGGCTCAGGAGGCTTACGCGACTGGTATAAATACGCCGTATTCGCCAGCAGTCGCATACAAGCCAAAAGTGGTAGATCCCGGTGTTAGCGAATTAGACATAGACATTAACCCAGAAGAATATGAGGGTATTAGAAAACCCGGAATTCTTAACAGCCCCGGTGTTGAGGCTAAGGAAGAAGACGGGCCATTTATAGCGGCGCGACGTGGCCTCAGTGAACTGAAGGGCAACCGATACGCATCTGGGTTGTTGGCAGACATGGGTATGCAGCAAGCTAGTGCGGATCGGGCGGCGCGGATTGCGGCGGGAATAAAGGCTGGTGATAGAAAATACGCAGGAGGTGTTGCCGATTTAGCCTACGAACGCTCGATTGAGGCGGCTCGATTGGCGGAAGCGGGCAAAGATCGCCGCGCTGGGTTAGCCGCCGGGAAGGGGACAACTAAAGAACGCGAGTGGCGCGGTGCTGTAGCGCGTGGTGAAACTACGTTGCCATTTGTCCAATACAATGCCGCTTTAGCTAATGCTGCTTATGGTCTCCAAGTTGATTTTAAACCCAAAGGCGGGGCATCACAAAGACAGCCACAGGCAAGCTCTGCTCTTATTCCCCAGGTAACGCCACAAGCACCACCTGCTAACGTAGGTGCATCAAAAATGCCATCTAATATACTTCCTGGCAGTCGCGCTGCCCAGGCATGGGAAGCGGGGAAATCGAGAAATATAAGTGCTGCTAATCAAACCATGATTGCTAACCGGCCAAGTGGTGCGAGAGAAAAGCGTTATGGTGAAAACGTGGAAGGAATTGAAGCGGGGCTACTTGCAAACAATACCCTCAAGAAAGCCCTTGGCATGAGTTCTAAAGCCTATGACGGTCTTGGCGCTCAAGCTCGTGCTTGGTTTGTTAAAAACCTCATCCCAGAGGACATTATGGATAATGCTGCGGCCATTGATACTGGCCTATTAACTAACATGGTTCAAAAACAAGCCATTGGCTCTTTGAAGGCTACTTTCGGTGGATTGCCAACAGAGGGTGAGCGCAAGATATTGTTGGAATTGCAAGGCTCTGCTGACCTCCCTCAAGATGAGAGAGATGCTATTTGGACAGAGGCTATTCGTCTTGGTGAAATCAGGATCAAACAACGCCGCAGACAGGCCGCACAATATGAAAAAACTTTTGGCAAACGCCACTGGGCAACTGATGAGGGATTTGGGACAGCGCCTAAAGCTGACCCTAACGATCCGCCACCTGTCTCTATGGGTGGAAGCGGTCAGGCTCCTTTGCCGCCATCACTTCCTGGCTTTAAGTCAGTTGAGAGGTAATAATGGCTGAACTTCAATACAATCCAGAAACCAAACAAGCTGTTAGATTAGAAAATAATCAATGGGTGGAAACGCCTACGCAGTTTAATGAGAAGACCGGCCAGACTGTCGCCTTTGATGGTCAAGGGTGGTCTTTGGTTAATCAGCCAGAGGCCAGCGTTGGTCGCACAGCAGAGTTTGCGTCCAGAGGCTTTTCAGATAGCATTATGGATACGTTAGCCCTCCCCGGTGAGGCTTCTAATGCTATTGGCCGCGCATTAGGCATAACAGATACGCCTTACGGATCGGCTCAAAAATATATGAAAGAGGGCGCTCGTGACATTGGTCGTTTCGTTTCTTCTCCCCTTAATGTTGTTACTGATTTTGGCCCAGACACCCCTCAATCCACACTTGAGCGTGGCGCTCGTGGTGCTGGGCGCGGCTTGGCTGACGCCTTAACAATGATGGTTCCTGGGGGCGCGGCTGCTAAATATGCAAAGTCCGGTTCACGACTTTCTAACGCTGGCAAGATTCTAAAGTCTCAACCCGTTGCCCAATTAGCATCTGGGGCAGTTGGCGGTGGCGTTAGCGAGGCAACGGATAGTCAAGTTTTAGGGTTAGCGGCTTCACTATTAACGCCATCTATTCCGCTTTTAGCTCGTAAGGCAGTGGGGAAAGTCATAACCCCATTCGCAAGCCAGCTTAACAAAAATGAGCAAAAACTCGCAGCCTCCGCGCAACGCATGGGTATCGACTTAACTCCTGGACAAACTAGCGGAAGCCCATCTTTGCGCACTGCTGAAAGCTCGTTTACTCAAATGCCGTTTACATCTGCAAAACAAATTGGAAAATATGACCAACAAACGTCAGCGTTTAACCGCCATGTATTATCTAAGGCTGGTATTGATGCTGACACAGCTTCACCAGAAGTGTTAAAAAAAGCGTTCAAAGATATTGGAAAAGAATTTGACGAATTGGCTATGCACACGCGCATTGAGTTAACGCCGCAGCTTGAAAACGATATTACAGGAATGGTTAAAAACCTTGCTCGCTATGTTGACGACGGCCCCGCTAAAATTTTAAATTCATACGCCGAAGACTTGGTCCAATTACATAGAAAGCT